AACTGGGAAGTTGTTAATGTAGTTTTCTATACTTTCCACTATAACGAGCTTAAAGGCTGAATTTCTAAACTGAGGAAGTACACTAATTTCTAAGCTAACTTCAATTTCATTTTTTGTAGTAGGAAGTACGTCACAAGGAATACCAGCAGCTCGGTAATTTTCAAGGTTTACAATTACTCTTTGTTTCAGTTCTTCAGGTAAGTTACCATTAGAGTCATGAACAAAAACTTGTATATACCCAATCTGCGTGTCATCTACATACGCTCCAGCTACACCATCAACTTCTTTGGCGCCATATTCGATAGCTTTTTTAGTCCCTTTCGCTAGTGTTTCAATGTAGCGGTTAAAACGCTGTCTTCTGCTAGATTCTGTTTCTTCCTCTTTGCCTGTTAAGAGTCCACTTCTGTTAGTTACCTCTGAAACTCCACGTATAGGATTAACCATAACTTTTATTGTGTCTCTAGTTACGTTTCCTATTGTTCCTTTTTCTGAACAGAATATTTCTATATCAGATTCCACAGAACCAGAGACTACAACGTAGTCTTTCCTTGTCTCATAGTAAATCGTTTTAGTCGCTTGTACTACAGTAGCAAAACGCATGCCTTTTGGCAAAAACAGATTTTCTTCTATTGGGTAAGAAAACTTCAAAGTAAGAAATCCATATGACTCCTGTGAAGTCTCCTTTGTAAACCCAAATGACTGAAATATAGAGTTTTCCATAGCCCACATAACATTTCACATGTTATAGTAAGCCTGCTCTACAGATGAAGAGACAGCTTCCAACAAAGTACGAATAACTGAACCTTCAGAAAAGTCAGTTAACTTGTCTGTGTTAGCAGATACCCACTCAACCATACCTCTAAGTATTTCTTGGAACTTTTTTACTTTTAAGCCCATTCGATTAACCCCCCTTCTCCAAATATCAGACTCATTTTAAAAGCCACATCGAAACCTACAGGTTGAATTATTACTTCTGATACAATTGTGTCACCATCCAGGGTTATTTGTTCAAATCTAATATCTTCAGTTCGTGCGTCGCTTCTTATAACTCTTTCAACTTCAATCTTAACTTTATGAATAACACCACTAGTGCTTTTCTTACCTACTAGTTCACTAATGATGCTACCATAGTTAGGGTGGTGGAGTAGCGAGCCAAGTGGGGTTGAAAGACGAAGAATATATGCTTGTCTTAGATTTTTCAAACCTCGTACAGTTTTTAAATCACCGTACACATCAGAATAAAACTCACCTATCTCATTTTTAGAAATAACTATAAGCTCATTATCACCAAATAAAGACAAATCCTCTCCAAGAGCTTTTTCATAGATGTCACTTACATCGCTAGGAACAACGTCTAGATTGTCTCCATCTAGTGGTACAAGAATGTCTTCTCCTACTACTTTAACCCCTTCTTGTTTGTCCTCTATAAAATCTACAATGAAAGGAAACACAAGGTTGTTAATCATAGCAACTTCTACCCATCTATCTGCGTCACCTAGTCTATCCTGAGCTATATTCTGGAGGGTGTCACCATAGGAAATAGTATGTTTTAGATATGTAGCCATATCTATCAGCTCCCTGCTTCATTAAATTGTTTTAAATCACTAGAAACGTCTGTACTAAACAACGAAGAAGAATTTCTAAACTGGTTCATTAAAAGGTCTAATTCTCGAAAGCCAGCAATTATATCGTAAAGAACTGGCTCTCTGTACTCCTCTAAACGTGACGCAACCCAACGAATATTTCTTATAAGTCTTCTTACGTCTTCTTGTGAAATACGATTCGAGAATGACTCTTGATTGTTTGTGTAAGCTTTGTATATTGAATAAGTCTCTAGGAGAACCATCTTAATTGTGTCAGTTTCCTTCTTCTTTAACAAGGTTGGTGGAATTGTGTAAATAACCTTATAAAGAAAGCTTTCTGTACTTAGCGGTTTACTAGTTGTTTCTCCTTGTCCTGAAAGGAACTTTCTATGCTGGTCTAGAGTTAAGTTTGAAACTTGCGGAACCAGTTCTGGCTCGATAGCATCTAATGGGTTTATACTCATCAAAACTCCTCCTTTAGTTACCTAATTGAACGGCACCATTATTTAGTATTGGTAGTGTTCCAGTGAAAGAGGAAAACTGGGCTGATATTAAGTCACCTTGTACATCAAATAGTTTTCCTATTGGAGTAGCTGGAGAGTTTTTTGATTTGTTAGTAACACCGTTAGGAGACTTAGTTCCAGGAGCTGGCTCGTTAGCATTCCTCATACACACAAGCCTAATCTCGTACATAAACATTAATGGGTTGCTCTTTGAACGAAATAGTTTAAATCCTGATGGGTCAACGTGGACTATCCAACTCTCCTCGTCTGTATAATTGTGAAAAACGAGTTCATCCACTACCCTAGCACCAGGAGTTATGTTATTTTTGTAGTCTCGAATAGTTTGACGTAGCTCCTTAAATTTAGTGAACCCATTAGTCATTCCAGTAGAACCTTTAATAAAGATGACAAATAACCCAGAGCCAAAGTCGTCAATCCAAGCTCCACCTTTAGTCTGTGTAACAGTTGAGCGTTGTGGTTCTTCTTGAGTGTACTCCTCTGGGTTAAGGTTAAATTTGTAGGCTTTCCCTTTAAATTCAAACTCCATCCTTTTTAATTTATTAACTCCATCACTTTGTGGCATTTAAATCACCCCTTATTGTGGCTCATTATCTTCTTCTGTTACAACTTTATTTCTAGCACGTATTACAATATCCCCATTTTCAGTAAACGAGATTAAACTTCCAGTATGGTGTTTAAAAGTCATGTCTCCATTGACTTCTATAGATATTTCTGTTGCCTTAGTTCCTTCACCATGGTCTGGGTCATCCAACTGTCTTCTTAGAGTTACACGCCCACTTTCCTCCATCTCGAAGTAAGAAAGTTTTCCATCGTTGTTGTCTCTCGTTACTCGGAACTTTCCGCTTTCACTAAGGAAAAATTTAGTCCACTTAGTGTCAGCTTTATTAAAGGAGCTTCTGTGGACAAACAAAAATCTTGAAGGAGCTTGAGCTTCTGGCCAGTCAGCGGATATTGTCTCATTCGTTCGCTTATCTATCTCGCTTAAATCGTGGTGGTCAAAGCCATTGTGGTTATCGTCTAAATTTCCCATAACATCAAGAGAAGTATTATACATGGCAAAGAAAGAACGAGAGCCAAACGAAACTTCTATGTTTCCTTCTCCATCTTCTTTGCGATATGAAAGGGAAGGTGAAACACGTAAACGTTTCAAAGCTTCCCTTCTGTCATACCCAGCAGTTTTCTCTTTAAGAGGGTACTGGTTTGTATAAACGTTATCTGAGTTATCTGGTCTGTGGAAGCACCCTAATATTACAGGTCTATGTTTCATAGACTCTAAAAAGGCAATCAAAACTAAAGAGCCTTCAGCTATTGGGTCAATAGTTCCCCAGTAGCGTTGTCTACCCTCATCGAAATTAGAACCTCTTTGAAGTATTCTAGCTGAGAACCTCCCTTCCTTGTTTTCTGAGGAAGTGTAAACGTCTTTCGAGTTGGTAAGGATAACGTCAGCTGTTCCAGTCTTGTGGTGTACTTTTAGAACCCTAGCAACAGACATAAAACCTGCCATATTCATATCTTCTCGGTAGAACCCTTGTACTCTTCCCAAACTACTTTGAAGTTTAAGCCCATCTATATCATGCATTTACTCTCCTCCTTTCTAAAGCACCCTACGAACGACTCCTTTGAAATTTGTTCTCCAGTACCCACTACTAAAATCTGCTATTGCTACACCAGTACTCGATTGGGCACCTATGAATGTAGTGCCACCCAAGTAAATACCTACGTGACCATTAGTTCTGTTAGTATTAAAGAATATCAAGTCACCTGGCTTTGCGTTAGAAAGAGCAACAGCCGTTCCAAGTTTAACATACTCTTGTGTAGTTTGGGCTGGATAGCCTTTTCCTCCTAGCTGTATTCCAGATAGCATAAAGCAATGATGAATGAAAGACGAACAATCAAATCTCCCTCTAAATCGGTCTGATTCTGTTCTACCTCCACCCCAAACGTACTTAGTTACTTGTCCATTTATATACTGGGCTTTTGCTATAATATCTGCTGCTTTTCCAGTAGCATCCAATATAGGTGATGGCGTATAGGTTCCATCGTTGCTCGTTCCTGTCTCTTCAGGAGCGTTTAAAACTGTGTCACCTAAAGCTCCACCTTGATAAGTAGTATAAACTCCCCACGGTTTTGAGAATCTGTCTTTCCCACCGTCAGGCATACCTCTAGTAACACCTATCTTTGTAATCCAAGTCTCAAAGTTAGTGAAATCGTGAGAAACTGATTCAATAAAGAACTCTAGCTCTCTCCCATCTTCTTTTGAAAGATACAGTAAACGGTCACCAATCTTGTACTTATTATCT